GATGGCCGGCATAAGGTCGGCCTGCGCGCTCACGAAGACTGACTCCGAGGTCATCCGCGCGTCCACGATAGTCTTCCGATTCTCAAGAGAGAGTGCGAGGAGGATGTCAACGAGGGCTGTGACCTGGTCAGCATTGTCTTGTAAAGTCTTCGTCATTCACACCTTCTCGCAAAGAATGACGTCTAAGCGGCTGACATTCATCCACAGCTGATGGCCATGGGCTGTATTCCAGCATCCGTGGCCATGGGCTTCGTTTGAGCCTCGCCAGCCGACAAAATTATCCCAGTAGCCTAGCCCCATATCTACGTGCCCAAACCCATCGCCCGTAACGCCATTTGACCTCGTCGGGCTATTGATCGAGGCTACGCTGTGTGAGTGTCCGGCGAGCTGGCCAACGGACAGCGTTGACGCGTTCACTCCCATAGAAATCTGGGTCGTGGTCGTGCCTCTGGACGCAGCAAAGCAGGCAGAGAAAGCCAGGCCATTGGTACGGGCGGTGACGTCACCGGACGTGAGCCGGAGAGCGCAGTCATCGTACGTCGTGATCTTCTTCCAACCTGACGGAGCAGCGCCGTTGAACAGCATCCTGACACCGGCAGGGAAGTACTGGCTGATGCCGTCCCTCAGCTTTTCGACAGCCGGTGCCATTGCGGTCTGGATGCTGTCGAGCGTGGTACTGACATCGGCCTTCAGGGACTGGTAGTCCTCCCAGTCCTTGAGCGCGTAGCCGTACAGGAGGTCAGCGAGGGCTACGATCCTGTCAGCACTGTCTTCCAGCGTCTTCATGCCGTGCGCCTCCAGCAGTATGCGGCGTGATAAGGCATGAGGTTGTTGTGGGCGGTCCCGCCGCCCAAGGCATTCGTCGTGCCGGCAGGATCACCACCGCCGGTCATCGTCGTATCGCCCCATGACTTGAAGCTGCCTGAGCACCATGTATGACTGAAGGTCGCTCCATTTGGAGCAACCTCGGCCGTGGTCCCGTCAGCAGACCAATGGTGCGCCTCCATGCCATCAGCCGGATTGCTACCGGTATAGACGAAAACGTTATGGCCGTGTTTCGGGACTTCAGCCAAGGTGAGAGTGTGCTCCGCCTCGCCGCCCTCGCTACCGGCCGGATACGAGTCTTCATCCGCACCCAGCAGGACTACGCCCTTCACACGCTCCCAAGTCCCGAAGCCGAAAATCTCAGCCGGCTCTGTGTCCTTATCTGATGTGTAGTAGCTGCCCACAGGGTGCTCGCGCTTGCTCCGCTCAAGCAGCATGCTCTCCACGAGAGAGACCGAGACACTCAGCTCGCCTGACTCGGTGGACTCGAGCGTCTTGGCTTTCGCGTCAAGGATGTCATACATCGCCTCCGCATCGAGCGGCTGGAGCTTGGTCTGCACATCCGCCATCTGTGAGTCAACTGTGTCGGCGTGGCTGTCCAGAGCACTCAACGCCTCGGCGAGCCGCGGGCAATCTTCGGCCAGGGCGTTGTCGGCATCGGGGAGAGGAAGGCCGAGATGCGTCGTTTTCTTGTCGGTCATGGCCACCCCTTAAGCGACAGCCAGAAGGCGGATGTCGTAGACGAGCGGCCGGGACGTGTTGCTGCCCGTGAGAGTGAGTCGGACCTTGACCAGGTCTGCGCCGCTCAGGGTTGTGGTGAATTTGAACTCCACGTATCCGTCGCCCTCCTGAGTGGTCCCGGCGGATGTCATGGCCGTCCACTCGCCGCTGTCCACCTGAATCTCGGGGGTTACCGTGGCACCGGAAGGCACGTAGCCATCATAGATGAGCACAGCCCTGGCCGCGCCCGTGGCCGGAATACTGCGCGTGTAGTAAGTGCCGGAGGTCTGCACCATGCCCATGAGCACCTGCGTGCCCGGCCAGAGGACAGGAGACCCAGCCGTGTCACCGGAGAGCTTTGCTGTCACGGAGAGCGTGCCGCTCGCCACAAAATCGGAGAGCTGGACGGCCTGCCCTTCGGCTACGGTCATCACCGCGCCGGAGGGTAGCCCCAGTTCGTACTCCACGTGCGTGGCGGCGCTGGGAGTCTCGGAACAGGCGAGGAGCATGAGGTCGCTCACCCCGTCAGAGCTTATCGTGGCCGAGCCCAGGGGGACGGTGTTCGTTCCTTCCACGAAGTCAGCAGCCAGCAAACGGAAAGCAATATCCTTGGTCTGGTGTGCCGTCCATGTCGAAGCGTTGGATGAGGAAAGCAATACTCCGACGGTGTATGGCTGGGCAGACACCCACTGCTGGTGGGCGCTGTCGAATGCGCCCATCTCGGCGATAGCCACGGCCGTGTCAGCATCGTCGCAGAGGATGACCAGGGCATACTCAGTGGATGCAGAAAGGGGTACGGGAGCATCAAAGAGAATTCTGGTGGCGACAGAGGCTCCGGCAGTGATGGAAGAAGCCGGAACAATGGCCTCTGTCAGCACTGACCGGGTCGGATAGCCACCGGAGGTCTCGCGGATCTGGACACGGACGCCAGAGGCGCCCTTAGCAGTGAAAAAGAGGTCCACACCAGAGATCTGCCGGGCTTTTTCGAGGACAAAGGTCTGCGCCAGCGGGTCAATGTAGGTGTTTACCACGGACTGCACAGTGCGCAGCGTCGTGGTCTCAAGTGTACCCTGTCCGACGAAGGTAGCCTGTGCGGTGCTCCCGCCAGCACCCGTGAAAACAACGGCTTTCACGCCGGCAGGAACGTTGGCGGGAACAGTGAAGTGGCCGAAAAGTTTCCCGGACGCATCTGCCGCGATGTCGGATTCCGCGGGCGTAATGGCGATGCCGTCGAAGGTCACCCGGCTGAGCTTTTCTCCGGACCCGAAGCCTTCACAGGTGAACGCGATGCTGATCTGCCGCAGGTATTCGATGGCAGAATAAGAGACGCCGGCCGTCTCCGTGGACGATCTGGAAGATGTTACGGTGGAGCCATGCTGGGGATGCGTGGGGGCGTAGATGGTCCGATAGAACTCCTTCGTGACCGGGCTGGTCCAGGTCGTATTCGTAACTGTCCAGCGATCCACGGCAGGCGTCAGCGTGGCTTTCCCTGGCATGACGGCGAACGCGAGATAGGGGTTAATTTTCATCTCGCCGGTCATCAGCGGCTGCTCCAGGACGACAGAAGAAGAGGAGCTGCGGGCAGCCGGGAGCTTCACATCGGAAGAGACGCCGGATACGCTGGCCCTGATAGGCAGCGTCAGGAAACCATTAACCACTGCGGCAGTCTGCTCCAGTCCCTGATCCCGCATACTGTCATCTAACAGCGGGTCTACGAAGATGCCCACGCGTGCGCCAGCCTCGCGGGTCGCAACATCGGACTCAAGCCTCTGGCGGGCAATTTCCTGCAGGGCATATTCCACCCGGCTCGTGAGCGCTTCGAGATCAGAGAAAGGTATGACGCGCACGCCGTCATTGGTGACGACGCGCTCGTCTTTCGTTCTCCACGTCTGGGTGACGCTTGCCAGCGCCAGCATGGTCGAAGGCACAGCGGGGGCCTTGGCCCGGGTTTCGGAAGCAACGCCCTGGATCCAGGAGAATGCGCCGTCCGAGGTGATACAGAGGCGGTCAACTCTGGGAAGGGCCTGCTGATAGCTCACGAGAATGTCAGAGCCCTGAACTGCGCCGCTCACGGAGA